AAGGCCTTCAGCAGCATCTCCTCGAGCAAAAGCATTATCCCTGCATGGTACAGAGATGAGGTGTAGTGCAATATGCCTTGCATCATGTTTGACGTGTTCTTCAGAAAAGTCCCGTTCTTGTCCATCAGATCGTTGTATTCACTTCTGCCAAGGAATTGACGTTTCACCTCATTCATTGGGTTCTCTTCGTCAAATTGCATGACTTCTGGCATATCAGCCCACTTCTTCAAAAGCTCTTTTGGTAGTTGCAACCTCTTCTGAACAACAAGGTTCAAGATTCTGGCCAAGTTCCTCAAAATTGGCTCAGGCAGCACTTCCTTCAACATGACGAAAAAATTAGGCATCACAAACTTTTGACACCAAGTTGTTGCATCGTCAGATGAGATCACAGAGAACTCTTTGTAGCCCTGCGACGTGAAAGCAGCCACTTTCTTCGAGTGCTCAATTGAAACTGCCACTTTTTGAGTTCCTTTAGTCAACATCTCGTTCGGTAGTGACTCACAAAGACATCTCGACATCGTCTCGAGATACGCGACCGCAAATCTCGCTTTCGTCTCCAAAACGAAAATTTCTCTGGTTCCGCCAATCTGATTCTTCTCGAACAAAGACGCAATGAGCCCACTCTTCGACTCCAACTTTTGAAGCAGAGTGTTTATGTCAGTGAGAGGATTGATCGTGATGATGTCCGATCTGAGCATCTCTATCACTGCTTCGAAGACTTTTCTTCTTGGTTCCAGTTCCTCGTAGCTCTTCCCAAATTCCCAGATGTCGTGATCCACTGCAGTGGCCTTGAACGTTCCATAGAACTCAGAGTCGTTCTGAAGCATGGCTTTGGAGAACCTTTTGATGAATTCTGACATGAATGTTTCATAGCTGTCGTATTTGGAGGACAAAACGGACTTTATCTTTTGGCCCATCTTTTTGACGAAGCTCCTTGAAAACTCATGGGAGTTCAGTTTCTCTCCAACCTTCGGATCATCTTTGCCCATCAAGTTTTTGCGAGCCGCTCTCATCTTCAATTCTTCTTTTGCTATCTTTTCGAATATCTTGAAGTTGGAGTGCATTTTGTCCGACTCGTCTTTGTTGTGCAACACGCAGAAGTACATGACGTCGAGACATTGCTGAAAGTTTTCAAAAGGCTCTAAACTACAGAAGTCAATCAGTCTGCTGAAATTGTCCGCTGCTGCTGGAGTCTCTCGCTCGTCATCGTTCATGTCGGGGTTGATTTCATCCTCCATGATCACGTCTTCTTCAAGATCTTCAGATCTCAAGGTTGGAGGTTCGATCATCATTCTTGAGAAAGCTTCCACGATTCTTTTGTAGTACCAAAGCAGGATCAGAGACTTAGGTCTTGCATCCATCTTCTTGAGACTTTTGAAGGGGTCAATCACCTCTTGGCCACTCAGGACCTCCATGTACATGTAACGGACTTGCTGAAGGCACGCGGATGTCTGTTGCTTCGCCTCACAATGCACAAGAAACGCCACAGCCCAGCATTTGAGATCTCTAGTGGTGAGATCTGTGATGTTGTCCCAGTCAAGCGTCAGACACGCAGTGTCCATCTGCCTGCACAAATGTGCGAAGTTTCTCTCCATTGAGTTCAGATGGTGTCCAACTCTGTGTCTATCAAAAGAAACAAAGTCGAAGAATTTGTAAACTCCATTCTCCTCTGGTTTTTTGAACAAAGGAACGGCTGTTGTGATCGAATCGAGCGCTTCCATGCATATGGAAACGAAGATTTTGTTCGTTGGACCAGTTGTGTGCATCAGCAGCCAGCAGGCATAATGATCTAGCTTCTTCAGAACGAAGCCATCGCCTACTCTGCTCCATTGATTCAAGCTGAAGTTGACTTCTCTCATCACTGAGTCCATGAACTGGCACCAAGCTCCGATCTTTGTTGTCTTGAATCTTCTGAACATTCCCATTACCTTGTCTTCAGCTGAGACGTTGTTGCTATCCGAAGAATTTTTGATCCGGCTCTCTAACACCGAAGTCGCTTTCGAATACAGTGATTCGAAGATTTCGCCTTGAAATTCGGTAACGGTTTCCTGAGTATTCAGCGATCCGATTATCTGTTCTATGCCAATATCCACACTGTTAGTGTCATGCTCCCAACTGTAAGGAAGCTTTTGCGCTCTTCTTCTTTCTTCG